AATAAAGAAATAGTTTTTATTTTATCTTTTTCTGTTTCAATTTCTGTTTCTTCTTCTAAAAATAATTTCAATTTAAACCTCTTCAATATTAACAATTATTACCTGTAAGCCGTCAGCACTAGAACACATTAGCCATTTGTCGTTGGCTCCTGTTCGCATATTAGTGACAGCAGTAGTAATTGCTGAAGCGTCAGCATCTACAATTTGCACCTCTACATCGCCAGTAGCCATTTTAAGCTTGCACCATTATTTTTCTGTCAGTTCCACTAGCATCTTTTATTATGATATATCCTGTACTTTCACTTGCAGGAGTTGCCACATAAGTGCCAGTGTGTAATTCTTTTACAATTAATGAGTCTACAACATCAGTCATTTTTTCTACCTCTTTTTGATTTTGACTTTGGAATTTTGGTTTCAACAACCTTTTTGGGTTGTTGATCTCCAAATTCTTTTTTTAATGAGTCACAAATATCGTTTTCTCTGCCAAGTTTAATCAGTCTATTATATTCACTTTGTCTGTTTTCTTTTGACATTTTTAAACACCTGTGATTTTACATATAGCGTCGGGATTTACAACTTGTATTTGTCCTACTTCCCAAGCTCTAATTGTTGTTTTTATACCTGGGTCGTCAATTGTTTTTACAGTTAAACCGACAACACTTTTCCAAGTCAGTGCCTCTTTTGCAATTATGACTTGTGCTCCGCCCTCAGTAACGGAATTGCTGGAGATAATTGTCAAATTTAAAAGTCTACCAATTACTCCGTTTCTTGTTACTGAACTAGTATAAAATTGCCCAGCATTTCTTATACTAGAGTTACCCAAAAGATTACTGAAATCATTAGGGTGCACTAATAAATAGCCGTTAGAATTGGGGTTGTAGTTATCAACCTCAATTTTAGCTTTAGCATTCAAAATGTCTTGAATGGGGTTTCTGTCAGCAATGACAGCATTGTCCCAAGTAGCATTTGCCGCTTGAGTATTTCCAGCTTCATTAACAATAGCAGAAGCAATTACTCCGTCCACAGATTTCGCGACAGCTCTTGCAATTCTTAAAAGTGTTCTTGCAATCATTGGGACATTATTTGTTTTAACATCTTCCCAAGATAAAACACCCTCCATTGCGTGTTTAATATTTCTACCGCTTACTTTAGTCCAGCTTACTTCCCCATAAGGAAAGTTTGCTAATCTAGGTACACCCTCAACAGTTCCACTTGCTGTTGTGTCTTTACCTACTAAATCAGCCGCAGTTTCTTTATAATAAGTTTCAGTCCATGCGTTACTAGATTCAATCATACAAAGTTGTTTCATTTTATACTCTTGTAATGCAAAACCTTTTACAATTCTGCTGAAATTTTCCTTTCTTAAATTTGCTTCTCCTGTTGTATCTGCCATTTTATTTATTTATCCTCACCATACCTGTTGAGCCAACACCAATTGTTTCTAAAGCGTAGCCCAAAGACCAACCTTTTTCAAAATCTAAAGATGATGACAATGTAATTGTATTGTCATCAGCCGCTAGACTTACTTGGTCGCCTATTTCACATTGAGTTGTTGCACATTTTAATTGAAAAATGCCATTTGTATAAACTCCTATTGAAGTTTGTCCGTCATTAGCGACTTTTTCAGATGCTGCAATTCCAACAAGTGGAGTATTTACTCCAGAGCCCTTTATTACTGTTCTAGGACTTGTTAATTCTAAAACTGTACCTTTTGGAATATCTGTTCCGTCAGCACATGTATATCTTATTGTATCTCCTTTATTTCCCAATAATTCCACGATTATCGCTTCATTTGCCATATTTTTGCCTCCAAATAATATTATAGCTATTTTAAAGATATACTTATATTTAAACTTTTCGGTCAATTATTAAACTCTTTTTCTTTAGGAAAAGCATAATCTTCCATGCCTGTACCCTCTAACATTTTTCTAGCGTTTTTTATTGCAATTTCGTCCTCTGTTTCTTGTTTTTCTATGCCAGCGTTAGTTTTTCCGCTTAATGTTTTTTCTGTTTGTAACTGTTGCTGTACTTCGATAAGTTCAGCAAGTTTTTTATTACCCTCTTCCAATCTTTTTGCAGCGGCGTTTGCTTGTTCAATTAAAGAAGCAGAAGTGTTTTCCTCTTCTTTAATTGTTTTTTTTTCTTCTTCGTTTTTTTCTTCTGTCATTTTAATAACCTCTTGAAGCTTTATAACATGACGGACATTTTACAAAACTGCCAGGTTTTGCTTTAAATGGTACTGTGCATTGTTGCCCACATATAGAACATACTGCGGGATATTGCTGTTTTGGTGCAGTCTGTTGAACAAAAGAAGTTTGTTGAGCAGGCTGAAAATATGTTTGTTGTGGCTTCTTAATTAATATATCTATTTTGTTATTTATTTCTTCCAATCTAATAAATAAAAGGTCAGTTTTACTTAATTTATTTGATTGTGTTTTCTCAAATTCTTCTTGTATAATTACATCGTTTTCTGTTTCCATTTTGTTTAAAATACCTCATCTTTTTTTTTATAATATTGTGCACATTCTACAATTTTAAAAAAATTAGAAAATTTGCACTCTTTATCTAATTTACATGATTCGCATAATTCCGATTTCATTTTTTACCATTAATATATTTTAGTATTGAGTTAAATAAAGTTGCACAAACAACGGCGATTGTTGGAGTATATATTCCAAAATCAATACTAGGTAATATATTCAATAAATAAGCAATACCTGCACCAGCAGTTGCTATTAAAAAACCTTTACTTATTTTTTTTAAATCTTTTTTGTTTAATTTATATTTTTTACTATTTACATTGATTGAAATTTCTTTTGTCATTTTTGCCTCCTATAATAAACCAAATTTAAGATTGCTTGGTCTATTATCATCTTTGTTTTTTTGTGTTTCTTTATAGTAAGTTTGCCAATAAGCCTCAATAGCAGCAGCATCTTCTCTCTGTTTTTTTTCAGATTGGGCTCTAATATTGGCCCAATATTTTGCGTCCTCTTTTCTATTTTGGAGCTCCGCTTCACGTTCCCAAATGAGTTGCTGTTTTCTTTGTTCGTTATAATAATCAATATTTGCTTTTGTTTGGTCTTGTTTTTCTTTATCAATTCTTTTCCATTTTTGAGTTTCAGTTTCTCCTGTTTTTATTTGGATTTTTTTATCTTCAATTATTTTTTTATCAATAGCAGTTTTTATTAAAGCTGCTTCATAAAAATTATTTAATTGGTCTAAAACATTAGCAAAAGGAACTTTTGCTTTTATTTGCTCCCAAATTCCTGGATTTAAAACTTCCATTTGGGACGCAAGTGCTTCTTCAGCTCCTGCAATATCATTATTATCTATTGCAGATTTAACCCCAAACCCCAGAGTTTGTAGAGCTTCTTCTTTAATAAAACCAGCGAATGGATACGATCCAATTGTAGCCATTAAAGTTCCAATAACAAAATCGGGTCTTTTCATTGTAGAAGCTAGTTTTGCAAACCAGCTTGCTGTTTTAGCATTAGTTGCAGAATTAGTTGCAATTCTAGTCGCTGTTGAAGAACTTAATACTTTTTTTATTGGTTGAACTCCAAATTTAGTCGCAGAAGTAATACCCGAAAAACTATTAATTAAATTAAAAATTCCTGCACCAAAAAAAGCAGTTGTGAAAGGGTGGTTTGCACCAGCGTTTGCAATATTATTTATCATATTATTTCCGAAGTTTGATTCAACCCTAGTGTTTGGGTTAAAATCAAAAGCAGCTTGTAAAGTTCCAGCAACATTTTTAAATCTATCAGTAATAGACATTGATTTATTTTGATTTACAGAATTAAACTCATTTGTATAATTATTTTTTAAACTGTTCATATAAGTAACAAAATTATCCTGCGGAGCTTTAGACATTCCGCCCTCTTGTTGATAAGCAGAGTTAAAATTTGCCAGTTCATTTGCATTAGCTTTTTTTATTTTTTGTTGTCTTTCCCACTCAATTGTTTCTGGGTCTTTTCCTTTATTTCTTCTGTCCTCTATATATTGTTTTTCCCAACGTTCACGCCAACCTTTATCTAAATCTTTATAGGTTTTACTTTTTTGTCCGCCCTCTCTCATAATCCTGTTTGCTAGTTCTGCGTTATTTTCTGCCATTTTTATCTCCTTAATTGAATAATAAGTTCATTTATTACTTTTGTATTTTCTTTTATTGTTTTTGTACTTTGATAAAACATTAATAAAAAAGCTACAATTGGAAAACCAACAGTACTAATTGCATTTAAAATTGTTATTTCCATTTTTACTGTTTGCCCTCCAATTCCATTATAGTATCATTGGGCTGGGTAGCAATCATTTCACTCTCTTTATTTTCATCTGAAAGTAATTCGTTTTGTAAACTAGCAGGGAAAGTCAATTCAATCTCTATATTTAATTGGCTTAAAACTTGCTCCTCAATATATAATTGTTCAGCTTTTACGCTTTGTTCGTAGGACAAATAAACTATTTTTCCGCTAGCGTCAGTAAATTCTTTTGCATTGCCAATAATAATCTGCGGTACCATTACAGCTTGGAAAAAATAATCATTTAATTGATTAATCCAAGCTAAAGGGTTAAGAGTAGCATTAGTTGCAGTTGTTACAATTTCAGGAACAACAGCACCTTTTGGAATATACATATTTTCTCCGTCAGCTCTTGCACTATCCATTTTTGTTTTAAAAGCATTTATCTTTGTTTGGTCGTCAGTATCTAAATGAAAAATCCACATTGGTTGCACATTTCGATGCAAAACTTTTTTCCAGTCTGTCATTGCTTCATTTCTTGCGTCAATAAGAAATTTAAGAGAAGTGATTATTCTAGTTCCGTGTAAAGAGTCCGCCAATCTATCGTGTGATAAATGGAATATTTCTTCGGGACTAAATTTTTTATTTGGTTGTTTTGTTTTAGAAACTTGCTCATATCTAATAATTAAACCTTTTCTGTTTTGAATTATTTTGATAGTGCTAGGGTCTAAAGGTTTTAAATTAATCAAAATTCCATCTTTATCTCGTATTATTTCAGCAAAAGAGTCCATAGAGATTGTTTTTGTTTTTATCATATTTTTTAAAATTGAATTAAAAGATTCTTTACCATTGCCTTTAATATTAGCCAAAAGCATCTCTGTTGGCTCATCAGAAGTGAAACCTGCTCCAATAGTCCAAGTTGCTTTTGCATCAACAGCAGTTTTAAACTCGGGTATTTCTAAATAATAGCCGTAATCTTCAGCCCAGTGTGTATTTTG